TTGGCAAGGGCAACCAGGCGCAGACGGCCAACTTCTCGGGCCGGCAGTGGCTGCGGGCGCTGGACGACATCGGGGACCGCAAGCTGCGCCTGTTCTTCAGCGCGGAGGAGCTCGAGCAGCTCAAGGCTATTGGCCGCACGGGCAGCGTGGAGACGTTCCAGCCTCGAGGCGCTGCAGTGAACAACAGCAACACGGCGGCCGGCATCGGCAACTTGTTGCAGGGTCTCAGCCGCTACGTCACCCCGCTGGCCAACAAACTGCCGTTTGGCGAGATGGCCATCCGTGACCCGCTGAACAACGTCACGCTGTCCTTCATGGAGCGCGGCGCAACCAACGTGCCGCGGGGGCTGCTCAACCCGACGGCGCAACCGCCGCGCAACCCGTGGGACCCGCTGCTGCTGCCGGGGCTACTTTCGGTCTCGCCATGACTGAACGGCCCACACGATAACGGCCACCAGCAACCAGCCACAGAAGATCGGGTCCAGCCCGTACCACCGCTCCATCCACCACTCCCAGCCCGCCTTGAGCGGGCTTTTTTACGCCATGACCGACGACGACTTCCGCCGCCTTGAGTCCAAAGTGGACAAGCTGACCGACGCCATCCAACGTCTGATTCTGATTGAGGAGCGCCAATCTTCCCAAGGCGAACGCATCGGCAAGTGCGAAGCCTCCATTGCCGTGCACGACACGATGATCCACAAGACCGACCGCAAGGTGGAGCAGTGGATCAACCGCGGCATCGGCGTGTGGGCGGCGGCCGTGCTGCTGTTCACGCTGGTGCAGTTCGGCTCGCGGTGGGTCAAGTGATCGAGGCCCTGTTCTCCTTCCTCGGCGGCTCGGTCTTCCGCATGGTCTGGGGCGAGGTCTCGTCCTGGGTCAACAAGAAGCAGGACCACGCCCACGAGATCGAGCGCCTGCGCCTGCAGAGCGAGCTGGACGACCTGGCGCACCAGCGCATGCAAGCCGCGCTCACGCTGCAGCACGAGCTCGGCATCCAGATGGTGGCGGCCAAGGCCGAGGCCGATGTGGCCACCGCTGAAGCGGGCGCCTTTGCCAAGGTGATGGAGTCGGCCTTCAAGCCCACGGGCTGGGCGGTGGTGGACATCTGGAACGGCATCATCCGCCCGTCTGCCGCGACCATCGCCCTGGTGCTGTGGTGCCTGAAGCTCGCCTCGCAGAACTGGAAGATGGACGAGTGGGACGTCACCCTGGCCGGCACCGTGCTGGGGTTTTTCTTCGCTGACCGCTCGCTGGGCAAGCGCAACAAATGAGCGCCGTCCAGACCGCCCGGGGGCTGTGCCTGGTGTTTGAGGGCCTGTACCTCAAGCCCTACCTGTGCCCGGCGGCGGTGCCCACTATCGGCGTGGGCAGCACGTTCTACGAAGACGGCACGCGGGTGAGCCTGAAAGATCCGCCCGTCACCAAGGAGCGCGCCTTGGAGTTGCTGGAGCACGAGCTGCTGCAGTGCTTGCCCAGGGTGCAGCGCCTGTGCCCCGGCCTGGCGGACTGGGGAGCCACAGCCACGGGGGCGGTGCTGGACTTCGCCTTCAACTGCGGCACGGGCGCCCTAGCGGGCAGCACCCTGCGCAAGCGCATCAACGCCGACGACGTGCCCGGGGCGCGCGCGGAGCTGATGAAGTGGGTGCGCGGGGGCGGGCGGGTGCTGCCGGGATTGGTCAAACGTCGAGCCGCTGAGGCGGCATTGTTGGAGGGGTGATGGCTGGACTGTTGGACTTTTTGCAATCGGCAAGCAACACCGCCGCCGACACCGTGGCCGCCCCGGTGGACATGCTGGCCTGGGCGCTGCGCAAGGCCGGGGTGCCGGTGGGCACGCCCGTGGGTGGCGCCGATTGGATGCGCCAGCAAGGCCTGCGCCGTGACGTGCCGCAGTCGGCGGCTTCCCTGGCTGGTGAGACCGTGGGCCTGCTCAGCCCCATGGTGGCCGCAGCCAAAGCTCCGCAGATCGCCAAGGGGCTGTTGCAGGTGGAGGCCAACGCGGCCGCGCCAAGGACGCTGCGGCCAGAGGCTGGGGCCATCGTATGGCAAGGATCTCCCCACAAGTATGACGCCGAGAAGCTCGTGCGCTTGCCAAGCGGGGAACAGGTCTACGTCGGCGGCAAGTTCAACACACTAAAAGAAGTGCCGCGAGGTGCGACTGTTGTACAGGACTTCCCGCTGGGGCGCATGCGATCAGAGGCGATTGGTACAGGCGAAGGCGCGCAGGCGTATGGGCACGGCTTATATATGGCTGAATCGCGTGTAGTTGGTTCGGATTACGCTGATGTGTTGGCAAGCCCAAGAAATAGGGTTGCTGATAGGCGCGGCGTTTACATTGAACCTTCACCAATGGGCGGCGGCAAATACATGCTTGCCACCAAATCTGAGGTTGGTCAGCCTCGAGGTATGGCATCAGATGCAACTCAATTCATTTACCCCGACAAGGAGTTTGCGAACCTTGCTTCTGCAATGAAGTTCGCTCGCCAAAAAGGCTTGTTGGCGCGTGATGAGCGCCCGCGATTGACTGCAATCGGTGAAGACCGCAAGTACGTGCCAGTCAGTAAAGCTGCGGATGTCGTTGATCCGGAGTACACGCAATTCATAGCATCAGACCCTGGCTACCTATACAAAGTAGATTTACCCGACCCTGTAATCGCCCGTATGCTGGACTGGGACAAGCCGTTGAGTCAGCAGACACAAGCTGTAAGAAACTATTTTGAGCCCTTAACTGCAAAACGGCGTGCCGTTGAGGCCCAAGCGGCTGACCCTAAATGGGGCGATCTTGCTGGCCCTCTAAACTATGACCCAACGGGGGGAGAGTTGCTGCAACTGCTTGGCAATGTTGACCGCATGGATGCTGCTGCAGTTCTTTCTGGAGGCACAGGCGGCGCACAAACTGCCGCTCTACTTCGATCTGCAGGCATCCCAGGCGTCCGCTACTTAGACGCCAGCAGCAGAGGCGTAGGCCAAGGCACCAGCAACTTTGTGGTGTTCCCTGGCGAGGAAAACGCTCTGCGCATCTTGGAGCGCAACGGCCTGCTCGCGCCCTGAGTGCTACCAAAAGTGCTACGGAGCAGGCGTCTCCTTGGCAATTCCACCCATTGAACTACGGCGGGCTGACCCTGCAGTCTACCCTGTTTTCCCTGTAGGAACATCCCCAGAAGACACCCCACAATCCCCCCGTTACCATGTGTCAGTGCTACCAAGTGCTATCGGTAGCACTTCAGGGGGTTATGTGGCAAGCGTCATTGAGGTCAAGGGCAAGTGGCGGGCGCAGGTGCGGCGCAAGGGACAACCAGTCTACACGCGCACGTTTGACAGCAAAGCGGCCGCCGAGCGCTGGGCGCGGCAGTTGGAGGTGGACATTGACCGCGGGCGGGTGCCCGGGGCGGTGACCGGCCAGGCGGTGACGGTGGCTGACCTGATCCAGGCCTACCGTGAGCTGCGAGACCAGGCGCGGCCCATCTCGGACTCGTCTACCGAGCACTACACGCTCAACCACCTGGAGCTCCACCTGGGCGCGAAAGATGCGCTGCGGCTCACCGCGCAGGACTTGGTGGGCTACTGCTCAGCCCGCAAGGACGACGGCGCTGGGCCCTACACCTGCAACATGGATGTGGGCAAGCTGGGCACGGTGCTGCGCTACGCGGCGCTGGCCAAGAAGATCACGCTGCCTGATGTGGTGGGCCAGGCCCGGCCGCTGCTCACGCACCTGGGCCTGATTGGCGGGGGCGGCAAGCGCGAACGACGCCCGACCGATGACGAGCTGCTGCGGCTGGTGGAGTACCTCGAGCGCGAGCATGGGGCGCTCTATGCCGATGTGGTTCGCTTTGCCGTGCTGACGGCCATGCGCCGCGGCGAGATCACCCGCTTGCGCTGGGACGATGTGGACGCGGCCAAGAAGCTGGTGCTGGTGCGCGACCGCAAGCACCCGCGCAAGAAGGTGGGCAACAACGAGTGGATTCCCCTGCTGGGTGACGCCTGGGACATCGTGCAGCGCCAGGCTAGGGGGGAGCTGATCTTCCCCGTGCATGAACAGACGCTGAGCAAATACTTTCGCTGGGCCTGCCAGGCGCTGAGCATCCCGGACCTGCACTTTCACGACCTGCGGCACGAGGGCACCTCACGCCTGTTTGAGCAGGGGTACGAGGTGCAGCAGGTGGCGCTAGTGACCGGCCACAAGGACTGGCGGCACCTCAAGCGCTACACAAATCTCAGGCCCGAGGATTTGCATCGTTAGGCCGCCACCGCCTCGCGGCAGCGGTCCAGGTAGGCGTCCACGTCCCGGTAATCCGCCCAGCGTTTGCCCACGTCGCGGTAGGTGGGCACGGGGAAGCTGCCGTCGCTGATCTGGTTGTTGATGGTGTGGCGGGCCATGCCCAGCACCTCGCTCATGTGGTCCACGCTCAGACGCGGGCCGTACTTGTCGAGCAACCAGGCTTGTGTCATCAGGCTCATGTCAGTGGATCCCGTGGTGTTGTTCTGTGGCCCTCACCAGCGCCACGCCCCGGTGGTCGCGTGCTAGGGCGCGGGCCTTGACCTCGGCCATGCGCTGCTGGCGGCGGTACAGCGGCTCCCAGCCGTCTTGCTTGAACAGCTCGCCCTGCGCCGGCGTGAGCTGCAGGTATCTGTACCAGTTGTTGCCGCGCTCCATCTTTCGCCAGGCGGCGGGCAGTTGCGGGTCATTGACGGTGGTGCGCATCTCTTCGGCCTTGCGCTGCAGCTCGGCGATCTGCGACTCCAGAGCGGTGAGGTTCATGCGGTCTCCCTTGCTTTTTGTTCCAGCTCAATGAGCAGGTCGATGAAGTGGCGGGCCTTCTCCAGGTCTGCGATGCCGCCCTTGGCGCGCCAGCGGGTGATGTACTTCACGACGCTGCCCTCGATGAACGGCAGGCCGTTGGCGTGGATGTACTGCACGGGCTGGATGGCCAGGCCCTTGTAGTGGGTGCCGGCGACTTGGGTTGCGAGCGCGCTGGTGGTCATGCTTGCCCCTCCGCTTTGGTCCCGCAGAACGGGCAATAGGAAGCCGTCACGGCCGGCACCGGCTTGCGCTTCTTCTTGTCCAGCTTCTCAGTAGCCAACAGCAATCGCATCTTGATGCCCATGTCTGCCGTGATCTGAAAGCCTGTCGCCAGTCGTCCGTTGTGTGCGGCCAATTTCTCGTTGACCAATTTCATGCAGTCGCAGCTCATGCTTGCCCCTTGAGCCAGCGCTCAATGGCACGGGCAAAGTGGTGGTGATAGCCGGCGTTCTGGTGCCAAAGGTTGGCGATGACCTCGTCGGTTAGGGTGCGTTCAACCGTGCCTGCATGATCCCCATACTTTGGAGACGCACAGACGTAGCATTCTTTGCTTGTCAGGCCGTGTTCACACTTGCTCATGCGTTGCGCTCCTTCAGCGCGGCCTCGATAGCGCGGGCGATCATGCGTTCGTCCCTTGTCAATTCGCCGCCAGCAAGTGCGACCATCTCTTCCTCCGTCAGCCCTCGCCACTCGCGGCGGGGTGGGTGGGTGTAGAGGGGCGTCCCCACTGGTAGGTCATCCCATCCAGCCTTCAACGTAAGACCGTTGCTGTCCTTTACTACCATCGGCTCCTGCTCCGGCTGCTCCAGCGCGGCGCGGAGGGCGGTGATGGCTTGCTCCATCGGGCCTTCGTAATCGGCCAAGACAAAGCCGTACTTGTTGATGTACTCCAACGCCTCCAGCGCCTGCTGGGCGGCCTCACGTAGGCTCATACCCGCCCCAACTGCCACACGCTATTCGGCCCCTTGGCCGGCTTGGGCTCGGCCTTGGGTGGTTTGGGTGGCGCGGCGTACTTGATGGGCGGCGTGGGCGCGTCCTGCGTCTGGTACAGGCCGGGAAACGCCTGCTTGCCAAACGGTCGGGTGCCGTCTTGCAGGATGTTGCGGATGTGGCCCGACTTGACCAGGTTCTGCAGCGCGTAGATGGCGAGCTTGGGCTCGTCGGCAAACTCGGCGCGGATCTCGCTGGAGGTGCGCGGCTGGCGGCAGAACTCGAGCACCCGGGCGGCTCGCTCCATGACGTACCTCATGCCGCCTCCTTCACAAACACGCCGTCAGCCCGCAGGGTGCCGCGCCGGTCCTTGATCTGCTCGTAGGCGGCCTCCAGGCAGCGCGTCAGGTCCACATCGGCCAGCGCCGCGCCGATCACCAGCGTCACCAGCACGTCGCCGTAGGCGTCCACCATCTCGGCGTGGTCACCGCGGTGCAGCGCCGACAGCAGCTCGCCCAGCTCCTCGTGCGTCTTGATGGCTTGCGCCAGGGGCGTGCTGTTGGGGACGATGCGGCGGTCTTCCGCCCAGCGCAGCACCTTCATCTCGTACTCGGTCCAGCTCATGCGGCCTCCATCTCCACCCGTGACGGGCAGCGTTCGTCTTCGATCACCCACACCCCCAGCCACACCTGGCGTTGAGCGTCGGGGTGCACCGGGCTGTTGCGCTCGTTGCGGGCGCAGGTTTCGCACTCCAGCCGGCAGGGGTTGCCGGCGCAGCGGGCAAAGTCTTGGGCGCGGTAGTGGGTCATTTCGGCCCCCGCACATCTGCCCAATGCGTCACGCCTTCGACGATGCCGCCCGATGCGCAGTCAAACCACGCGCCGGCCTGGTCGTCCCACCAGCCGGCGAACCATTCGCACACCTCAGCGTCATCGCGCCAGCACAGCACGCTGATGTCGGCGTCGGGCTTGGTGGCCGCGGGGGTCCAGTTCAAGGTTTCGGTCATTGCTGCGCCTCCCAGGCCTGAATGAAATCGATCAGCTCGGCCATCTCGGCCTTGCTCAGCCGGCTGGTGCGCTGGAACACCACGTCCACGCCGTGGCCGTCCAGGGCGGGCACCACCACCAGCTGCTCGCCTCGGGTGCGCATCCATGCGGCCGTGAGAAGGCGCTTCCAGACCTCGGCTTCCCACTTCCTGCCGGCCCACTCGCGCCGGCTGGCGATGTCGGCCAGGGTGGCGTGCAGCAGCGCGTTTTGGCTGTTGTTGCGCCGCTCTTCTTCCACGCTCAGCGTGATGCGCTGGCCCTGCAACAAGCGGGGCTTGAGCCAGCCCCACAGGC